AGACGCCTTTCCATCTCACCCATCTGAGTAGATGTTTCCTTTGCATTAGACGTAATTCTACTATGTAGTTCTTGTACGGTATTCTTGAATTCTTTTTCTTGTTCGTCCAAAGCTTCTTCCTGACGTATTAGTTTTTCTTCATGCACCGCCATAATAGTGTGTAAGGCAGAAGATACGTCAGCAATTTTCTCAATTGCAGAATCCAATCTAAGATGGATCTGTTTCATTTCGGAAACTTCTCTCTTTAGAAGTTCTACCTCTGTATCTAATGTTTTAACCGTTGCCATCTTCTATTTTCTTTATTCGGGTTTCTAGTTCATCTATCTTCTTTGTAACATGTGGATACTTCTTTCTCCACGCATCTTCTGGTTGTCTTAACCAATTCCAGTTATATTTATGTATTAAGTAATCTAAGAATTGGTCTAATTTACCATAACTCCAGATACCTAATTTAGTGTCCTTAAAGTACGCAAGGAATGCTGCACCGAGCAACGCACCAATGATACTTGTGTATATCCATAGAGTGTCATCAAACAATCCCATCATAATCCCTCTGTCAACTTACAGTATTGACCCATACCGTGGTCTTTTACACCATCAAGTAAACCACTTCTCCAACCTCTCCACTTATCCTTCACTGCTTGCCAGAATGTAAGTGTTCTTATATTACCATAGAAGTTGATATACGTCAAGTCTCCATGATGCTTGTATCCCATAACCCACAATGGAACTCTTGTTACGAGATCATTATTGTTTACAACTCTTGTATGTGGTGTCTGAATATTCTTTACAAACTTACGAGTACCAACACGAGGCGAACCAAATGTAAACAGTTCTTCAACAACTTGGGTTTCTTCGAATCTTGAACATGCAATAGTTGCCATAGCAGCACCTAATGAATGTCCAGTGATATAAAATTTCTTTTTAAGATGTTTACTTCTATGAGCAACAACTTGTTCCCATAACTTATTACACTCGCCCACGAAACCAGAATGAACTAAACCATGTGTCATTGCACCACGAGGCCATGCATTCAAGTCTGCAAGAACATCAGATAGTTCATCTGGTTCTGTTCCTCTAAAACATAGGACATACATCTCTTTGTTCCATGCGGCATGACATTGAGCGCCATCCACCTCAAAAAACTTATGGGTAAATCCCATACTTCTAAAAATAACTTTTGCTTCCTTACCGTCTAAGTAAGCATAAGCTGCTAACTTACTCATCTGATTTATCATCAGTCTCTTCCTTATTTTTAATAGCACTTTCGTAGTAGAGGATAATCTGTTTCTGTTGTTCGATGTATCTTCTCAGTTCTGCAAAATTCTTAGATAAGTTCTCATAGTCCTTTACTGATATTGCAATGTATGAGTCAGCGCCGTTCTTAGCAGAAAACTCTTGCACAAACTTCTCATAGTTCTCCTCTGGTGAAACTACATAAATTTTAATATCATTCATCTGTACTGCTTTTGGTGACGGTACAGTTGGTATGTTTCTCTCTACAACTTCTGTTACGGTAACAACTTGTGGTTCTGGTCTAAGTGTTGAACAACTACTCAGTACCACTGTCGCCAGTAACAGACTCAAGGTCATCCCAAAGCTTATCTGTCGCATTTTGCATCCTCTTTTCAATCAATCCTGGCTTTTTGTTTGCCAGATGGGTTAAATCATGTTTATTCAGAGTAGCCCTTAGTTCATCCCCATACTTTTCTGACTTCTGTAAGTCAAGAACAAGTTGGTTAGTCAGTGCGTTAAGTCTTTCTGAATCTCCCTTTAATTTGTTTATAGTCGCTTGGTTAGTATCATTTGCGACTGACAGTTTTGCGTTATTATCACGCAACTGTGCGATTGTGTTTTGGGTGGTGTCATAGTAATACTTAGCACCATATGCGGCACCACCCAACAATCCAACTACAATTAGTATTGCATATAATCTAAACATATTATCTCCATGGCAACATTGTCATACCAATTTGGTTTAGTAGTAGTTCAATAACTATAAGTCCAATACCACCAGCACCCAATTGCCACGCCCACCATTTCCATCCAGTAAGCGATCTTGACCATTGTGCAAGTTTGCTGTTATGTGCTTTTTCATACGCACCACTTTTATCACCAATCTTTTCTGCCCACCAATTCCCATCAAGGATATTCTTGAGCATAATAAGAGGCCAAAAAATGATACGCAAGATTTTCATTTACTCAGACTTCCAAATCGTCCAAGCACCATATGCAATTGCAATACCAGCAGCAATCTTTGCAAGGGGCGCCATGAATAGAATCATCAGTCCTAGTGCAATACATACTCCACCATCAAGTGATGTTCTTTCTTTTAGTCGATTGGTAATCCAACCTCTAATTCCAGTTTTTACAACTGCTTTCTTAGTAGCTTTTTTAGTAGCCATACTCTTCTCCTTAAAAAGATAGTTTTGTATCTGGAGTCTTGAAGTCTTTCTTTCTCATAACAGTCTTCGCAACTAAGTCCAGTTCTTTACCATCCCACTTTAATACAAACGGCATATTAACATCTGTTTGCATATCGTTGATTACCGCCTCGGCATCAGGCCCAAGTTTGGCAATCTTCTTACCGTACTTCTTATAAGACTGTTTGAATAATCTAATAAGTTCTGCAACAGTAATCTGTTTCTTATTTCGTGTATCATTCACTCTATCTAAAAAGTGTCTGGTAAACTCAACATCAATACCGACTGCTTTATATAGTCTATCGGCATACTTCTCAACACCATCTAAGTCTTGCTTAGTAATCTCTTGTTCTGATAACAGATGTTGTCTGAAGGTTTTCATTGTTCTATTTTACTTTAGACAATGCAAAGTTGGCAATCTTCTGAAAGTCTGCCTTTTTACCATTAATAAGTTTCTTCATCTTATCTTTATTAGATTTGTTTACTAAATCAAATACCTGTGTAACGGCAGAGGCAGTAAACATATCTACCTTCATAGAACCATCTTTGAATTTCACAGATTTGTGTTGTTTGGTTTTTACAATGTTCTTTAGAACGTCAATGTTGTCTTCTGCAAGAAGATATTCATGTTCTCTATTGATTGTGTTTTCTTGAACCTTTGCGGCAAGTTTGGATTGTTTTTTCATTTCTCTTTTTGCCTTCAGTTCAGTCATACGTTTGTAGAACTTTCTTGCTTCCTTTGTTCTACCATCGTATGGGGATTTTGTTTTTGTTTTCTTTTTCTTCCAATGTACTGGATCATCTCCTGTACCAGCAACAGCAGCACCTGTTGAATTTGCTGGGGCGTCTTCCTGTGTCAACCCCAACATTGGATCGTCATAAAACTTTTTCATTAATTCATCAAAGTTAAGTGACATACTATAAATCTCCTATGTCTAATTCCTTTATATCCTCAGAAGATACAAATATCTTCTGTTTTGTTTTGTTATGAATTACAGGAAACACATCTACGCCAAGGATAGTATCAGCGGGTGGTGTATCTTCGAATGCTTCAACTTCGTCACCTTGAAGGGCATCAAAGTCTTCTTCATCTTCTCCTGTTACGATAACGTCCTGTGTAAGAACATAAATTCCTTTAGATAACTTACCGTTATCCAAAGTTACTTCTTCCACAATAGTATTGTCAAGTTCAATATTATTTTCTTGTAAGTATTTCAAAAATTCTTTTTCAAACACTTGAGGGTCTTCAACATGTTCCTTAAAGGTATCTTTCAATAAGAATAGCGCAGCAGCATACGTTCCTACCTTAGAACGTAATCCTGGCACCTTACCAAATATTTTCTTGATATTAAAGACAAGTTTATGCAATACAGTGTATGCACTCTGCTCTGTTTGTTTGTACAGTTTCTTGCCTGCTATACGATTACCATTCTCATCAATGATGCCAAGTTTATATGCATCAGTCTTTACGAATGGCGTTGTTAACAGTCTAATGAAACGGTAGGTAACAAATAAATCAATTGCTCTTCCCATTATAGTTTCCCTAGAACTTCCTTAATTCTCAAATCTTCGTGAATATCTTGTAGTTCTGATTCTGGCAACATACCTAAAAATTTCATAAAAGTTTTTAGAGTTGTCCAGTAAACAGGCTCAATCTTAAATATCAACAAAGTAGAACCAGCATCTACCCCAAATACATTAGTGATAACAATTAAATGATTTAGTATCAAGCGTTCTTTCAGTTCACCACTCTCATGGTATTTTCTGAACAAACGCTTAAGATACTTAAAGCGTTTCATGTCATCATCGAATTCGGGTTCACCTTCACATTGAGGATTGTTGTAATGTTTTATTGCAAACATCCTAACATTCTCATTAGTTATTTTTTCAAACATTATATGTCTTTAACCGTTTATACGATTCTGGTTTTTAGAAAGTGCGTTCCTCCAGATGCGGTATGTTCAATCTCAATTGAAAGACCACCCTCAACTTTGTGAGAGATACCATCATCGTTAATGTCTTCGCCTGTTTCATCTTTACCGAATCTGCCACCAAACTGTGCAAGTGGCATGGATACTTTACTACCCCCTTCTGCGAGTTCAACATCACCAAAAGAAAGTCCTAGTCTACCTAGTCTTTCTCTGATAGTACTCAAAGCATGCTCTGGGACAAGATATTCCATCTGTCCCATTGCACCTAAGAATGAGTTGATTCTCTCAACATTTTTGGGGTTAGCAATATCATTTGAAAAGGAATCAGTATCCACTGGATAACCAGCGTCTGTTGCATTCTCTGTTATGAATTTACTAAAGTTTTTCATTACTCATCATCCTCTTCGTCTTCGTCTTCCAGTTCGTCTTCAAGATCTTCTTCAATCTCTTCAACTTCTGGTTCAACGTCAGAATGATTTGGGTTTACTTCTAGAATTTCTTGAAGTGTTTCTGTTTCAGAATTTTGCGCTTGCAATTCTTCCCAAGTAACAATCTTCTTATTCATCGGTAAACCATTTGCTCCAATACGTTCAGCCATGATTATCTCCTTATGCTAATACTGCACCGTTGTTTGCAACGACTACCCAGCTACTGTTTGTAAATAAACAAGTAACAGTATCACCAACAGAATTAAATGTGATAGTACTGTAACCAGTAAGATTGGCAGGAGTTACAACTGAGTTGTTAGAACCGCCTTTTACAATCATAGTTAGAATTTTGATTTGACCATTTGTACCATTCGCCATCGCACCAGCGTGAGCGCCGGCAGTTGTGTTGATGTGCGTAATAGACTTAGTAACGTCAATCGCTTCACTCGTTGTATCACATAGGTGAACGGTATCATCCAATGCAATATATGTTGGAATGTTATTAAAGAAGTTAGCAACTGTCAACTTCTTGTTAACAGGGTTGCCACTTGGGTCATCAATAACGTGTAATAGATCCTCGGCGGCAATGCCTGAACCTAGATCTGCTAGTGCAGTAATTTTTTTATCTGCCATTTCTTTTCTCCTTAATTGTTAAAACCCTCAACTCAGTACAGTATTTACTGCACTATTGTCTTGCGAGGGAATGCTACTGTCGGGACTCGACTCACTTAATTGGTTTAGAAATACATCACATTGTTGGATTGCGCCTTGTAAAGCATTACCCTGTGAAGTTAACTGCACCTTCATTCTTTCTAGTTCATTCAGGCGTTCTTGAACTTTGTCTAGATCGCCCTTCAGAACATTTTTAGTTTCTTCAATTTCGCTAACACTAAGTGTCTTTTCATTTTTTTTCATAATAACCTCTATATTATACTTTTATTTATACTACTTATGCGACTACAGTTAACGACTGTTGAGTTGCACCAGTTGTTGCAAGTGCAGCAGCAGAACCAGCAAGTGTTGCAGTTGCCTGTTGAGCAAGTCCTGTACCAGCAAGTAGAATGTCTGGAGCAGTTGAATAACCAGCACCAGCGGCGTTCACTGCAAGTGAAGCGACTGCAAGTGTCAAGTCAAATGTTGCACCAGAACCACTACCAGTATTTACTGATTGTTGTGCAATTCCTGTAACACCACCAGCGATTGCAGAGTATACGCCTGGAGCAGCAGGTTTTACTGTTGCAGTTAATACTGCACCAGAGTTAACTGTTGCAACTACTAGTACTGCATTAGTTCCTGTACCGAAACCGTTTGCAATAGTAATTTCGTTACCTACTGCATAGTTAGCACCACCAGCAGCAACTGTTGCAGAGTGTACTTTAGCAACAAGTGTATTTACTGTACCAACTGTAGTTGATGCAACATTCGTATCAACTGAAGCAGTTGGGAATGTTGTAGAACCAGCAGTTGCAGTAGCAATAGCGATTGATGCAAGTTTGTCACCTTCTGCACCAACAATAGTACCACCGTTAAGTGTTACTGCTGAAGCAGATGGTGAACCACCACCAATTTTCAGCACGTCTGTTGCAGAAACAGTTTGAGATGCTTTAGTGAATCTCAACTTGTTAGTTCCTGTACCAATTGCGTAGTCTAGTGTGTAATCTCCGTTACCAGCACTTGAGTTGTTGGCATTATCCACAACCAACCTTGGAGTACCAGTTACAACAACCTTTTCGTTGAATGTGACATCAACAGAAATTGTTCTTGAACCAGCAGCAAGAGATGATTGTACGAAACGCACAGCAGTAATATCAGAAGCATTTAATGCACCTGACAATCCACCGATTGCACAAATGACTTCTTCAAGTCCTTTGCCGTTTAATTGTGTCCAACCAGCATTGGTTGCAAACACGTTAGTTTTTTGGTCAGCAGTGAGCCACTTTGGTTTGGCTTCATCTGCATCTGTATTTCCCCATAGGGCCATGATATTTCTCCTAGTTTATTGTTTACTTATCTATTTATCTAAATCCATTTCTCTTCAGCTGAGAAATAGTGTTGTTGGGGGATGTATGATGAATCCCAATACCACCGGCAGCCTCCCATTCTTTGATATTTTTGAGATAATCATCAATCAAAATGTTGGGTTTACCGCTTGTCGTGGCATATTTCTGTTTATCTGCACGTTGCACCAAATGAATCCTACCAGTAGGTCTTGCATTTTTTGCTAACCACTTCTTCTTGCCAGGTCTACTGTTCGCATCCCTGTTAGAATATGCAGACAAGATGTTTGCTTTATATCTATTAATAAATTTCCACATCTTTTCAGAACCAGGCATCCAATCAAGTGTCGCCCAGAAATCCTTCTTGGACGTAATTGCATCCCATCGTTCTTCTTTGTCAGTCTTATCGAACTTCTTACCTGTAAGTTTTTCATAACCACCGATAAAATTACAGATAACCTGATCCATATCACAATAGATTTGTGGAAGTTCTTCTTCTGAAATCTTTGTAAGTTCCACAAGACTTTTCATTTATTAGTCCTTCTCTTTTGGGGAGACTTGAACTTTAGACATAGGTTTACCTGTCATTGTGGTATCACCACCTTTGATAGTCTTTTTCTTTTCGTCTTCATCATCATCTTCTTCAGTCTTACCATCTGCTTTCTTTGCGGCCGCTTCCCACATTGCACGAACAGAATCAGCAACTGTATCTTCTTTCATAGACTTAGAAACTGCCTTGCGTCTTTTGTGCAAGAACTTATCAGAGTCATCAACATCACCATCGTTGTCGATATCTTTGTCTTTACGGTCAGCAAACTTCTTCTTTACTGCTTTAGGTTGAACTGCGTCCAAACCTTCACCGTCATCAGACTTATCATTTTTATTGGTTTCTGTTTTCAGAACTTCTTCAACGTCATACTGTTTACCGCCGATAGTAAAGGTCTTGTCACCTTTTTCTTTTGCCATCTTTGCAGCATGGATGTAGTTATTCTCATCCTTTTCGTCTTTGGGTTTCTCACCCTTTTCTTTTTTAGAGATAGCGATTGCAGCTTGTTGAGCAGGGGAAACTGCCTCAAGCACAGCCTGTTCTAGACTACCTTCTTTTGTTTTAAGATACTTGGGCATATTATTTCTCCTGTGCATTCATCTTGTTAATAGTTTCTTGCGCCTTTGCGATTTGCAACTGCAACTGTGCGATACGAGTTTTCTTCTTATCATCACGCCCCTGTTCTACCTCTTTAGCAGAATCTGGTTTCTTGGGTTCTTCTTCTTCTTTTACTTCAGGCTTATCGTGTGTATAACCCATCTTCTTCATTTTAAGATGGTCATCCATAGTATTCGCCTTATAACCTTTACCAGTTTTAGGGTCGTACATCATGTGTGGTTCAAAGTTTTCTGGTAGTGGTTGTGATGGCCACTGAATTGGTTCAATACCTTCTTTGATATCTACAGGCGAAACTGCCATATCTCCGAAAGCCATTGTAACCTTTCCATCTCTTTTATACAAATATCTTTTAGCACTTGTAGGACTATCTTTTCTTGCCATAGTAATCTTTTCTACTGTACCTCTGCGAACCATATTCTTAGACTTGACAATATACTCAATAAAATCTTTACCCTTCTCTAGTGTAGAGTCGTGTTTGATTTTAACAGTAGAACCTTTCTTCAGTTTATCAAAAACTCGAAGCAACTTAGGGTCGTTCATCTTCATGCCTTCAACCAAAGCGTCTGTGATTTCTACTTCTTCTTTGTACATATTAAGTTCATATCTCTTATTGTCAAGATTTGCAACTTGAATTTGTACACCTTTAGACTTTCCTTTTTTATCCATACCCATCAAACGATATTTGTTTGTTTTTCCTGATGATGGTTTACGAGGCCCCATTGCAACTTTATCATCTATTTCATCTGAGTCAATTTCAATTCCAAGTTTCTTTTTTGCATAGTCATATGCATGTTGCATTGCAGCAGAGAATGTCTTGTGATATAAGTCATACTTCTCATCAAGTTCAACTTCTTCACCCATTCTAAGTTGTTTTGAGACCATCTTAGTAGTGTTCAACATATCACGATACGACTTAGAAATCATAGCGACAAACTTTTCTTTGTCTCGTGGTTTACGAATCATGTCGTATGCTTTTAGTAGAGTATCAACAATCTTAGAATCAACTTTTTGTTTCTTGCCGTCTTGGAATTCTAAAGAAAAGTTACCTCGTGTATCCATAGCTTTACGCAACTGTGTAACCATATTCTTACCAGCAGACTTCTGATCAGCATCAGTTGCAACGTCATCAACGTCAGCAGGGTCAATACCACGTTTACCCATAGCCCTCATTGCATCACGTTTTGCCTTAGATGATTCTTTTACATCTTTAGGTTTGCCACATGACTCACATATTGATTCTTTACAATCACAATCACATGAACACATCTCTTTAACCTCTGGGTCATAGTCCGTGTTTAGTCTTTTCAGAACAGCAGCAACCTGTGGGTGGTCTGCCAATCCCTTTTTAATTTTCTCAATCGTTCTTACTGCACCACTATAGTTACCACCTTTGTAACGTGGGTCGTTTGCAATACCGATTGCCATTTTTACTTGTTTAGTGGTATACCCTCTAGATTGAAACTTTTCATCCAATCCCTCACGAACCTCTTGAAGAGCTTCAGTCATAGTTTTAGTATATCTAGTCATTTTTTTCTTCCCAAATTTTAAGAACTAGTTGACCCGTTCCCTTTATTATTCTGTGATACTCCATCTTAGGTATCCTGTATAGTTTTCCTTTTGACATCTCTTCTGGTAATTGATTGTCCATTTGTAATTTCCAACCTATACCAGATATGACAGATACTTCTCTTTTCCTTTTATCTCTGTGCCAGATTAACTCTTGTTCATCTACAGACTCACTAAAAGTTCTCAGTATTGTATCTTCGTGTCTTTGGTCATCATATGGGTTTACCAAAAGAAGTTGCCCCCACCAGACAAACCAAGTTGTTTAGCATATCTCGGCATGTTACATGCCCAATATCCTGCCTTTGTCTTATCTTTTTTATTTGCACAATCATGTCTTGCAGCAAATGATTTTCTTGCCTCTTTGTCATTTAACTTGATTTTTAATCCAGTTGTATCACCCCATGATACCTTTTTGATATTTCCAGATGATGGGTCTTTGACATAGACATAGTATTTCTTCGGCCCGCCTGCCTTAGGTTTATTTAGTTCAACGTCTTTTCCTTGATACTCTGATTCCATCATTGGACAATCTAGTGGAACATTCTCCCCCTCATAGACTGCGTACTTACCGATATCACCTTCCATCAATTCCTTATTGAACCCTGTAGGATTAAACTCTCCAGACTTATACTCAACTCTTTTCTCTTGGAAGAACTCGTAGTACTTCTCAGAACCAACACGATATTCGTTTGATTCTATTAAACTTGCAGTCTTGCATTCTTGACAACAATCTTCTGTTCCACAATGCAAATGTTCTTTGAATGAGATGATAGGTTTAGAAGGAGCCATTTGATTACTTTCTTTTACTTCAGTTTCTTCTTTCTGTCCCTTTGCTTGTTTCCACAAGTCTGCATCACCAGTAGTTCTAGTCTTACCACCAGTGATAAAAGAGTTAACTCTAGCAAACGCCCACTGCTGTGGTGTTGTGCCAGGGCGGTGTCCTGTCTTCCACGCCGCCATACCTCTATCGTATACTTTCTTTAGAATACCATATGAGATACCAGACTTGTCTGCTTTCTTAACAAGTCCTTCAATCTTCTCATCTAGCAACATAAGTTCAACTTCAGGCGGATAATTATATCCCTCTTTAGGAACACAGTTTGGCACCATTTTGCCGCCCTTCTTCTTCATTCCTTGTTGTGTGTGAGTATCCCAACATGGGTCGTCTTCACCAAACATTTGTTTGAACTTCTTTGTATGCTTGGATGGTTTAGTCTCTGCACCCTTATCGCCAGGAGCAGGCCCATCCTTTGCTTTTGCAAAATGTGCTGCACGTTTCTTTTTAGTAGATACTGACATTTCATCACCATCAGCATCTTTTGCATAATACTTTGCTGGTTCAGTACCTTTTCTATCTTTAATATCTTTGTCTTGTTTTACTTCATATAACCACTTCTTGTGAGTAGTACCGTCTTGTTCTGAGAACACAAGATAGTTTGTGCCTCTACGAATAACTTTACCAGATACGCCTGTGTAGTTATCTTCTACAATGTCACCAATTGCATAGATTGTGCCTTCAATGTACATATCACGAATTACATCTTCTTCTGTCTGTTCTACTTGGTGTACAATGAAAGACTCACGAATGCCCATATGTTTACGAACATCTTTGAATAAAGACATTCCTTGTTTGAAGTTTTTAGGAAGTCCATTCTTAAAAGAATCAAAATCATCAGCAGATGCTGCAGCACGCATCTTAGAAGCAGACATCCCTGTCACTCCCTCTGCATCTGGGTCTCTTTCACCAGCAGATACAACCTCAATATTGTCGAACCCATAGTAACCGTGTCTACCTTCAACACCATTATACTTGTTCAACAATGTATCAAACTCTGTTACACGATCAGAACCAACAACCATCACGACTGATTTATGTCCTTTATTGTGTAGTGATACTGCAATTTCGAATACTTGTCTCGCTTTATCAACAACAATGTTCCTTGCATGTTTTGGGAACATCTTCTTCATGTAAGCAACTTTCTTACTGTAAGGAAGAGGGTCTTTCTTAGGGTTCTCTGAGTGTGATGCAAAAACATAGTATGGAGCGCCAGGATTTTTCTTTGCCTGTTTCTCTACTGCTTCTAAAAGTTTTTCATGTCCTGTAGTTGGTGGATTGAATCTACCAAAGGTGAAAACACATGTATCCCCACGAGCTTCTCTAATGTCTTTGAAACTTTTCATTATTCCGTACCCATTCCTCTTGCCTTTTTAAGTCTTTCCAACTCCGACTTACGGAGTTTAACCATTAACTTTTTTGCAATCTTTTTAACTGCAGCGCCCTTAGTTTTCATTATTCTATTATCTAGGTTCTGTCTTTGCATCAAAGATAGGTTTGCATATTCGTTTGGTTCTAGTCCAGCAAACTTCTTAATAATAAATTGCTTTGCTTGTTTATTTGCACGTTGTTTAAGTTTGCCATCTGAGGCTAACTTCTTTTTATTTCTTGCAACCTTTGCCTTGAATGCAGAAGACTTTGTAAGTTTCTTCATTCGTAAACCCATCTTGCGTCTAGTCGCAACAGACAGCGCTTTACGTTCAGTCAAGTCAGATATGAGATCATTCCATTCAATCATTTGTCCCACGCCTTAATTGCAGTAAAGTTATTAAAACTAAATTCCATACGGTCTACTAGTTTTACTGCATCACCAGATACCCTGTCGATTGCAACATAACCTTCTGGATTAGTAACCTTAAATCCATTTGATGTTTTAATGAATGTATCAGTTAATCCCTTGACACTATTTAGTTTCTTAACAATTCCCATCTTTGCATCAACCAAGTGTCCTTGGAAGGCAATGATGTTCTCTAAATTCTTTGTATGTTTTTTGACTTCACGAAGATACTCAGTCTGGAGATTGGTATATTTCTCTTTACCTTTGTCGCTTTTAACTTTGTCTATTTGTTTTTGAATTGCATCGAATACCCACTTCTCGTATCCCTTTGCATGTCCTCTGGGGTCACTAATCTTCTGTCCCTGTCGAACTTTACTATTATTGTATGTTTTTAATTGAGCACCGGCAAGTTGTCCTGTAAATACATCCTGTAGTTTTAAGAACTTGTTTAATTGTGCAGAATTAATTTTCCTAAATGTAGAACCAGCAGATGATAATGATTTAGTGACAACAGCAGTCTCAGTTGCTGTCATAGTTGCCTTACCAGATACATCCTTGTATGTTGCATCGTCCATCCAAACAGATGAGGGTTTGGTAAGTCCCTTAATGTTTGCACCGAATTTAGCTTTCATCCCTTGCAAATCACTACCAGAATATGTTGTGTGCCATACGACACCAATCTTTGAAGACTTGATTATTTTGCCCAAGTCAGAGTTTACATCTACTGCATATACGATTGTGTTTGGTTGAAAGGTATAATACTTCTTACCTTCGATAGTTGTTGTGTCAACATCTTCAGAAGTATACATCAAGTCGCCCTGTAGAACGTCTTTGATACCTAACTTGGAAAACTCTGCAAGTGCAATTTTGAACTTAGTGTTCAGTGAACCAGAAAGTCCATCTGCATCAATCTCTTCAGATGTTTTGTAGAGTTTTGGAGTTGCGTTGAATACTGACTTCTTTGCAACAAAGAATTTACCATCAGCAGGGTCGATACCAGCAAAGATTGCGGGCGCACCATCCCACTTGACAGTCATATTTACAGATGAACGAGATGCACCAGCTAACATGTCTCTGAGTGAACGAACAAAGTTAATTGCTGCTCTACCGCCAGGCACTCCGAAATTCAAAATTTCGTCTTCGATGTGTTCTAAGTGTAGGTTTTTCCCACCTTTATCTTCAGCGAGATACCCCGAAAAGTTTAGCATTTAGCACCGTTTCCATTTATACAAAGTTATTACTATTCTATTTATAAGGAAACATACTTAGAACTTTATATCACCGAACTTTTCATAGCGTGAATTTTGTCCTTTATCAAAGGCTGGTGTGTCATCTTGTCCACTATCTATTATATCTTCTTGCGCTTCCTGTTCACAATCATACAACTTCATCTTACCCCTGTCAATACCCACAACAAACCTTTTGTTTGTGCCAGGGTCATTATATCTGTTTTTCAACTGTTTTACCATCAACTGATTCAGTCCTTCTAACTCTTCAGTAGATATTAGTGCAAACATCAAATCAGCAGTAGCAGGCAAACCAAATGATTCTGAAGTATCTTCAAGTCCAACATCAGAGTTTGCATAACCACCACGAGTAGTTTGAGTAGCAGACATAATAGGTAAATTCATTTCAACTGCAAGTCCACGCAGTTCTTCTGCAATCGCCTTGATATAGAAATAAGAACCAATAGTTGCATTACCCTTGAAACGAGATGACCCACAAATGTTTAGATAGTCAATAAAGATAATATCTGGTGCAAATGATTTTTTCAATGCAAGTTCTTTGATTAGACTACGAAAGTGTCCACTATGAGCAGATGCAGTAGGATATTCTTTAATGATTAGTCTACCACTTGTTTTCTCATTAATCTTCTTAACCCTATCAGTGAACATCTTCTTTGGTAGATTGTGTAAGTCTTCCATAGACACATTCATCAAGTTTGCATCAATACGTTCTGCAATACGTTCTTCTGCCATTTCTAAAGTAATGTATAGAACATTCTTACCTTGCATCAAAGTAGATGCAGCCATGTGACACATAAACAACGATTTACCTACACCAGTACCAGCAAGGGCAATGTTTAGTGTTTTCTGTGGAAGTCCACCTTTAGTAATCTTGTTGAAATACTCTAAGTCAAATTCTAGTTTCTCTTCTTTCTTGTGATAGAATTCAAAACGATCTTCTGCGTCTTCAATATAGTTGTGTCCAATATGTTGGTCAAATCCAACTGCAAGTGCCTCAGATAGAATAGATGGAATTGCTTCTTGATTATGTTGTTTGTCTTTACCTTCAATAATCTGAATACCAGATAAGATTGCATTGTATACTGCTTTGTCTTTACAAAACTTCTCAGTAGTATTAACCAACCACTGCATATCAACTTCAGCTTCATTAAGAGATTCAAGTACCTCAACAACTTTCTGGAATTCAGTACCATTCAAGTCTTTTCTGTTATCAAGTTCAATAGACAAAGTTTCCTTTGTCGCCATCGCCTGATACTTATCCATGAAGTTGTAAATCTCTTCAAAGAGTATACGATCAGTTTTGTCTTGGAAATATTCACCCTTAATAAAAGGTAACACCCTACGGGCATACGATTCATTAAAAATGAGGTTACTGAATATTGTCTTTTCTATCGTCATCGCTTGCATCTGTAAAGTGGCCCTCATCTATATTCTGTTCAATTAAATGTGCTAGAATGTCTCCAATGAGATTAAAGAAATCATCACCAAAGCATTCTTTACCTAGTCCATTAGAGTCTAACATATTCCACTCAAATTGTAAAGAGGCATTTTCTTTTTTTTCGTCTTCTATTATAGAAACTTTACCATACTCGTATACAACACCTTGCCACATACCAGCTTTTTCTGTAAGTCCTATACCTGTCCATGTCTTAGATTCGTTCTCTACAAACTTGTAATACTCACCCATGTCAGACATAATGTAGATAACTCCCTATAATATATTTTGGTTTATCAATTGGTTTTCTTCCAGCATGTAAATGTGTCCACATTGGGGGGAACATTGTCATCCTACCTGTCTTTGGTTGAACAGAAATATCAAATTGTGGAAACTCTGTGTGGCCACCTTCATTATCATTTAGATATAAAAAGAACACCAAGAACCTTGGCGCACTATCAATACTACCAACGTCAACATGATTGTCGAACTCATCAACATCATTAGGCATATATCTTTTCATTCTAAAGTTTTCAAATGCAAACTGTTGTGGAAACATTCTTTCTGTTATATCACAGTCTTTCATATACTTATCAATGTAACTGAAGAAAACCTCTTGAAGAGTATCTTCAAAAGGCTTCCACTGTTCATGCAGTTGTAGTGTTACTTGTTTGAAAGAACGATGACCATCAAGAACGACTTCCTCATGGTGTTGAGGAAACCGTTCAAACATGGCAATGAGTTGTTTTGATAACGACTCAGATATTACGTTCTCATACGTCTGTATTAGGTTCTGCATCTTCTGGTAATTCCTCAACTGATTCTTCAACATCTGCCAGTTTTGTCCCATACTTAAATTCTTTACCAGCGACAACATCTAGTTGTTGCATCACTTCCTCAGTAAAGTATTTCTCTGGGTTGTTATTAATAGTTTTACCAAATGTTTTTGTACCATCAGGCAACTCAATACGAGTTGATACTGACTTAAATATACCATACTTGATTGCAAGTTCTAGCAAACCATAGTATCTATCAAGTCCACGTTCATACATTAATCGTACATCAACCATCTTATGTTCAATAGTTAATCGTGACTTAGCATTCTTACAGTGAATAATGTTACCAACAACAGCAGTTCCATCTTTCTCTTTCTTCTTGGAAAGATATACGATAGATGATGCCGCATACTTTAGTCCAGAACCACCACCCATTTCTTTGGTAGGGAACATAGAACCAACTACGTCATATGTGTGATTAGTAACAATCATAGGTACTTTTGCTTTACCTAATTTAAGTGTCAGTACACGAAATGTTGCCTTAACAATCTGAGCCCTTGTCATATCCCTAGTCTCTTTACCTTCGGCAGTATCTTCTACTTCTTTCGTTGTAGATAACATACCAAGTGAATCAAGACATAACATCATAGGAGCTCGTTGTCCTTCTGGTGTTTCTAAGTATTTGTCTAGAACCTTAATCGACTGTGTTCTAAACTCTTGTACTGTTGTTACAGGTAAGATAACCATACGAGAGGGGTCAATTCCTCTGTCAACTACCATCTGTCTTGTGATTGCAGATTCAGACTCAAAATACAACACACCAGCATCTGGGTTTGCATCAAGGAATGACTTTACCATGCCCATCAAAAAGAATGTTTTACCTGTTGCACTTTCGCCTGCAATAGCAGTAATCTTGTTGGATGCAAGTCCACCATAGATACTACCAGACAAAAGAGCGTTGAAGATATATGAACCAGTATCAATGAAGGAATCTACATCCCCCGCTTCAACGCCATCTGATACTAGTGCAGCGTATTCATTGCCCGCTGTTTTGGCAATATCTTTCAAAAAGTCCAATTATAAATCTCCTTCTTCTCTGTTTTCAGAACGAAATGAGTCGAACCCATCTGGGTATCGTGCTTCAAGTTTGTCTGTGTTCATATATATGATTTCCTCTATATTAGTATCCAGAGCAATACATGCCTGACTAATATACCAAAGAATATCACCCAATTCACGCTTAGCGTGCCATACAGTTTGGTCGTCCATAGGTTTTCCTTGGAACAAACACTTCTTCACAATCTCTGTGAATTCACCACTCTCTGCACTCAATCCCATTGCAGCAGTGATTAGACGTTCTGGTGGAACACCAAAATCATCAATAATGTCCAGTGCATCACCAAATGCATCTGGATCTTTAGATTCGTCACTAGTCACCTGATCGACAAATCTTATGTAATCTATCAATAATGTATCGTCACGCATATAGCATCTCCTTTAGTTATAGGTTATAGTTTACTATAATAACAAATTATTAAGCGTTTGTCAAGAGAGAATTACACCTTTTTGTGGAACTTGTATTCCACTAGTCTGTGTTTGCCATCCTGTAGCAATCTCTTTCATAGTAGGTACTACAAAAGCAATACAAGTCTTATTGAACTGCAAAGTTCCGTCAACCTTTTCACCTGTCATACAGACACCATCAACAAGAGCTACACCCTTTTCATTTACTTGTACCAAACGTGGACGTTCAATAGTATAGGACATCATATCATCTACAATGTATTTACCAATTACTTCTGCACCGTTTGTTAGCACAAGTGTTACAATATCATTTTCTTTCATTTTATTTTCCTTTGTTAGTCTTTCCAACGGTATGTTGGAAAAGAACCGTTCACATCAAATATGTTTGGGTGATTCATAAGAGCACGCCGATATGGTGTCCACTTAATTCCTCTACCCCAACACAACCAATCCATCAAATCTATCTTTCTAACTTCTTTGTTAGTTTTTATAAATTCAACAATTTCTTTGAACTTCTCACTATCACCCATAACTTTCTGTTTTGATAACAAGTCATTCATATATTCATTCATACCAATTATCTTATCTTTGTAGATAAGTTTATTGTTAATCCAATCTAGTGCTTTTGATGCTTCTTCATTTCTATATTGAGGGTCATCCAAATATGTATTCAGTAACATTAGTGCATCATGGTCATCTGAAAAGAAGTCTCCCTGCTGATATAGTTCTTCATAGTAACCAGCATCATACATGATATAAGGAACACCGTTCATCATACCGTCTGTAGTAGCAACACTCCATCCACCATATTTCTGTTTTGGAGAGAATCCAACATAACACTTTTGCAACTCTTTATAATACCATTCCTTATCGCCTTTTGTTGTTACAACATAATCACGATTAGGTTTATCTAAGAGTGGAATCCAAACTTTGAAGTCCTGTCGCATTTCCCATAACCTATCACACATTGCAATAAATTCTTTGAAGTGTTTATAGGTATCTGGTCGATGGTTGAATACAATAGTCTTTTCATTATGCTTTGTTACATCTATATCATCAACAACATCTTTTTTATTTACACCCAAATGTTGAACAGTCAATATCCTATCCAAGTCTGTAATAGTTTTAGTATTGAATGTTTCTGAAGCCTGTTCAAGTACCAAGTCTTTCTGTGCCTGTGTATTGATATAACATCTATCATATTCTAATAGCCCAGTCATGTTCTGTAGGAAACTATCTTTAGGCCATGCAACAACATCCTTTAGGTCGAACCAATGAGAATATCCCATCACTGGAGGCATATGGTGTGTAACATTGTAAAGTGTATTAACAAGTTGATGTGTATGTTCAGGCAAGTGTGACATGACTATATCGAAATCTAGACTGTTGTTAAGCATCCTTCGTATTACATCTACTCTAAAATGAGAACGCATAGTCTGGGGATAAGTTTCAAAATCCATGTACCACTGCGTTACGTTATCAAATTGTAATGATGGAACTTCAAAAGGAAGAATCATATAATGCCACAAGTCATCACGAATTTCATTCAGAAGTTTAATCTGATTCTTAACAACTTGAATATAACTATCTTTTTCGATATCCTTCTGGAAAGTAATGTTAGGATACCAGAGTACTCTAACAGTTTTTTGAAGTTTTGGTTCTTTTCCTATATCAAATAAATTCATTATATAACTCTCTTTCTTAAACTAGAAGAGGAGAACGAATGTCTCCTACTAGTATAAAATACTTCTATAGGTAAGTCATCACCAGTAAATGACCTTTCTCTATAATCCTCACCAATAAACCTAACATCAATCTCTTGTGATTGAAGTAAGTCTATCAAACTTTGTTCTGTATCGTATGGAATAATTTCATCTACATACTTTACACCAGACAGTTGTACATATCTTTCATACACTGACTGAACTGGTTGATTCTTTTCTTGTCTATCAATAGATGGGTCAGTTTGCAATCCTACTACTAACCTGTCACAGTTCTTTCTTGCTTCCTTCAACATAACAACATGTCCAGCATGTAGCAAGTCGAATGCACCACAAGTAAAACCAATTGTCATATAGCAACACCCATAAACTGAGTCAAGTCTTGTTGTTTGATAGAGTTCATTCTATATTGAGAATATGATTCAGTATTTTTTCTAGTAAGTGCATCACCATTACCTAGAGTTTCTTTTCCAAAATTAATTCTATACTGAAGTAACTGCATCTGTTCTATCGTATATGCCCACCGATTCATTAGTTGTTCATCTTCTTTTTCGAAGTCTGGTTGTGGTAAAATCAAACCCAAATACATTGGAAGATTTGTCAATGTACCGTTCAAAACATCATCACCATAACCATAGACTTCTATAATTTTTGCATGACTTGATTCAGCACCAACACCTGTAGTCAGAGGTTTATGGTGAGTTGTCATTCTTTTATGAATATGACTTCTAGTTTTCCCCTTATGACCATTTTGTTTATCATAATAATTACCAGCAGACTTTCCAATATATACACACCCCTCAAACTCACAAGGGAACTGGTAAGGTTTTGGCATTACATCATTAAAAACAAATCCATAAGTTGCACCGTGAAAAGCGAGTTGATCACAGTGTTTATAGTAGTCTGTAAATTTCATCCATTCACATTTGTAAGGCGATAGTATTCTACTGTCCATTTTTTTCTCATTATCTAATAATATCAATCTTATTCATTGTCTCTTGATTCCAGACTTCTAGTTCTGTACGAACCTTATTCTCTGCAATCATTTTGTTGTAACGCTTGATAGCAAGTTTTCTCCACCATGCAATCACACCTTCAAGTTCAAATCTATCATAGTTTTCAGCTTTTGTCAATAGATTAGTTTTACCTAATAGAACATCTTTTGCATTAGAGTATCCATACTCTCCCATGTAGAATCTTTTCTGTGTGGTAACATCACCAGCCTTTGCAATCTGTTTAGAGAACAACTCATACGCTTTTGTATCGTGTTCCTTTAGACTTGCTTTGATAACACCTACCATCTTAGTCTGCATTTTTAGTTTACGAGATGATGCACCTTTATGTATCAAGTCTTCGCCACCATTCTTTTCTGTAAACCAATCACGCATCTCAAAGTAGATTTCTTCTCCAAGTGTCAATAAAAACTTAGATTGAGTATCTCCCTTGTAACGTAAGAATGGACGCATACCATCATACATAGAAGAACCTTTGATGTTACCATAAAGAGATGTTGTCTCAAATAAACAAAACTCTGTATCATATTTCTTGTTTAACATCCTACGAACTTCATGTGAGTTGCAGATTGCCGCCATCAATTTACCACCAAGATAGTTATATCCAAATGGTTGTACAGGAACAATGTTGAAACCCATGATAGCACGTTTGTTAAAGATATCTAAATCTGGAACACCACCCAAGTAATCATTACGAGGTTTTGAATTGATTAGTGGTGAACCTAGTTTGATAAATCCAACCACAGTATTTGTAGTTGTTTCCTTAACAACTAGTTTCATCTCTTTGCCTGGCGCATTGTCAGGCGAGAATGATGCAACTTTCTCCAACATAGTATCAAAGGTTTGTGATGGAACTTGTACAATAGAAAAGTTCATATCCTCTGGATGCATATCATATGATTGAAACATATCATCTTCCAATCCAAATCCTGGCAGTGCAGTAGGAATATTCTTTACACGTTCAATCTTACGAGCACGAAAATAGTCATCAATGCGTCCAAAGTCTTTGAAGTAAGTCATCAACTTTGTTGCGGCAAATATTGCATCATCTCGTTCTAGTATCATCCAAAAAAGTCCTCAAGTGTTGTTTGTGTCCCATATGAACGGTCAATGTTCCATCCAATCTGGTTCATAATAAATGTCAATGGTTCTACAAACGCTTTCTCATACTGTAGATCATAGTCGATATAACGATGAATGTCAAGTTCTTTTGGTAATTTAGTTATAAAGGATATCACATTAGAAGACATAGGGTTTGGTGTTCGCATGTTGATAAACTTGATCTTCTCACCTTCTTGAATAAGAGGATACTTGTTTGTCAACTTTTTCTGTTTACAGAAGTGATTGTATAACAATGCACCTTTACAATGCATAGGTACACCTTTAGAGAAAATACTAGAACTACTAGTCCACTTCTTTAGTCCATTCACTGAACGAGGAAATGCAATCTCTTCTGGTGGAAGTTTCATAAACTCTTCACGAAAGTCTTGGATAAAGTTGTTTACATCTTTCTCTGTACCAGACATAATAATCTTTAGACATTCTTTAATCTTGTCACGACATGGGGCAGGCGTAGAAGACTTGACTGCCTCAATACCCATAATCTTCAGAGAGGGTTCGTGATAACGTACACCCTCAACATCCCATGCATTTAGAATGTATCTTTTCTTTGCAGTCCAGATGCCTTTGTCAGCGATAACCTCACGTTTCATTTGCATCTTCTGGTCGAATGCATTTACATAAGTAGCAAGATCTTGATAACTCTTATCAATAAAAGGTTCAATTTTCTCTTGAGCAATTCTATCAAGGAAATCCACCGCCCTCCCACGATACGCACTCTCCGACTCATCTGTTCTCTTCGGTAGCACTTTATTAATAAGCTCGTCAAACCTAATGTATACTGAATCCGTATCCGATGCAATAACATAATCAACTCCTTCACTCTTCAATAGTTTATTTAAGTAACCATTCAGTGCTTGTTCAATCCACCGAATAGATAATTGTCCAGAAGTAGTAATACCTTCTGCAATACGCAAGTCATAGTATCTGAACCATTCGTTACCAATCGCACCATAAGCAGAGTTCAAGGAAATCTTTCTTGCCATCTGGATGTTTTGATAACGAGACACATCATTGAGATACTTTGGATCTTTCGTATCTTCGTATTGTTGTTTTGCAGTCAACATCTTTTTCTTGTAGATAGTACGGTCATTGTACATCTCTTGCATCATATCAGGCAAGAATCCCTGTTGTTTGGTTCTGAACAACGCACCATTTGGTGTACAGGTAACAGATGCTGGTTTCAGTGGAGATAAGTCGTGTTGTTTTTGCAACAACTCATCAACAGATTTGTCAGAATCAAATCCCATAGTTTTGGGAAGAAGTGTTTCTGGGGAAATGTTGTATTGCATAATCAAGTGTGGATACAGAGAGTTCAAGTCAAAAGACAGAACCCATTTGTGTTCTCCCACTTGTGGATCTTTTACATATGCACCAATATACTTCTCACCCTTAGACTCGTTACTGCGTTTCTGAGGGATAACGATTTTACGTTTGAGTAGGTGATTGTAAATTAGTACGTCCCAATACTTCACGGATGTGAATGCATCAGACATGTTGACTTTCGCCTCATACGTCATAGTAAGAAGCAGGTCAATCAGTTTCATCTTGTCATCTAGTCTATCGACTAGTTCAACGTCCATGATGTTATAGTCGATAAAGGATTGATAGTCTTTAGTGTACCAATCACGAAATGTCTCATATGGATTCTCATCCTTACGTTGTCCAAGTTCTACATGAGCGATATGGTCAAGACGATATGATTCTTGGTTTGAGTATGTAAACTTCTTGTACAATTGTAAGTAGTCGAGATTGTTTACACCCAAGATTTCATATACTTGATCTTTACGTCCAAACCCACTGTTCACCATACGAGCGCTTACAACACCCCAAGGAGATAGACGTTTCATTGCGTCTTCACCCATTTGGGAGTTGATACGATTACAGATGTAAGGTAAATCAAAGAACTCAGTATTCCAACCAGTAATGATATCTGGGTGGTCAGATTCCCACCAGTTTAGAAACCGAGCAAGTAGTTCACGTTCTGTAGGACAATGTATATACTCTACATCATCACGAGATGTTTTGTAGGGTTGCATACCCCATACAAGAAACGTGCCCTTGTTGTGATCTTTGACAGTGATAGACAGCATTGGTTCTGCTGCTTGGTCTGCATTAGGGAAACCATTCTCACATTCCACCTCAATATCAATCGTGACAATCTTGAGTTGTTTAGAATCAAACTCAATTTGTTTTGGATACGTTTCAGATAGATATGAGTATGGGAACTGATTCATTCCATACACAAGATGCGGTTGAGACTGATACTGTTCTATAAATGCTTTCGCTTCCTTGATAGAAAGAAACTTCATTGGATTGACGTTTTTGTCATCCAAGGTTTTCCAACCAGTTTCTTTCTGAACAGGCACGAAAAGAGTGGGTTCATACTTCACTTTGAAGTTAGAACGAACCCCATTCTTTACTGCACGAACAAGAAGTTGATTACCCCATTGGGCAACATGTGTGTAGAAATTCAAAACATTTTTCCTTATCAATTAGATTCATTATATACGTTTTAAGGGTAAATGTCAAGAGAAAAGTGGCATTTGATCCTTTGGCGTTTCTGGGAAATATTTATCAACCATGTCGATAACATCTTGCCATTTAGCCATTTCCATTAACTCATGTTCTACTGCTTGAGAGATATCTGAGTGTTCTCCGATACCAGCGGGATTCTTCATGTAAATCATTACGTTTACTTGATGCATTGCAATCTGTGCCTGAGCATGTCCCTTCACAGCATTAAGAATATCATTGTTCATTGTTTCGCCTTTCATTTTATAGTTCTCGTTTCTTACCGATATTGTATTTTGTTTCCAAATCCCATTCGTTCTTTTCCTTAAAGGAAATAACTTTTATTTGGGACAGTGGTGCTTTCGGTTCAGTATCACCAATTATTTCAATCAACCCCCAATCACTCAAAAGAACTGATATTGAGTTCCTACGAGATATATCATTCTCAGTTATGTTTGTCTCCTTACCATCAAGGGCAAACAGTTCCTTAAAATGCACAATGTAATACCTACCTTGTTTATGTAGGATATGACATGATTGGTATAGTTTTCTCTCTTTACGAGATGCGACACCTATTCTTGATAGTGTCTCACGAACCTTTAAGAAGTCATCAGGTTCTTTTAGTTTTACTTCTAGCATCTTATCTGGATGCCATTCAATTTCTTCCATTTCTTCCACCTTTATTCAAACTATCTTTGATAGTCGTTATCTGTTCATTATTAAGTACGGAAAGAGCGACCTTTGCCTTTTCATTACTATAGCCATAATACTCTTTAACATACTCTAAATCTTCCAACTTTTCTGCCTTTACCCAAGGCGCAAATCGCTTTTTCGATCTAATAGTATTTAGTAAAAAGTCATATTGAAGCTTTGCGTCAAGGTGGTGACGCATGTTCAACTCATTAACGAACATAATGGTATCATTGAATGCACCCAAACATCTGTTTACAACATATGCTGGATACTTCTTCTCCCACATAGGATCATCTGAATCCATCAGATTTTCCTTAGTGTGGTTGATTGAATTGAGATAATGTTTTAGTTCATAACTCATTTGAACTGCACCTGTGACATAATCTCAATCATAAACGCTTGCATGTTTATTTCTTGATCTGCAACAAATGCTGATTTGTATTGATAGTCAGCAACCGACATAACCATGTGTGGTATTGTTTGTGGTTGAACACTATCATACAATGTATCATAAATTTTACGATACAGTTGTGAAGGGTCGTTGTCTAGATTATTTGCAACCCAAGAACGAATAGACTTGAAGTCTTTTGCCTTGAGATGTGTAGTCAACTCCTTCATATTTGATTCTGATATATTGACAAGTATTCCAGTGTCAATCATTCCAGAAGCAGAATATCTTTGCAGTTCATTCAAAACTCTACGCCAGTCTGGGAAGTGTTTCATTACCAGTTCTTGTACAACTTTTGGTTGATACTGAACATTCTCTGCAAGGAGAATATCCTGTACACGTTTGTAAAATTCACCAGCAAGTTTTGGTTTACTAGAGTTTGGAATGTTGAATACAACACCCGAACATCTACTATGCAAAGGTTCGATAATCCTGTTCTTAAAGTTACAGGTAAGAATGAATCCACAGTTCTTGTGAAACTCCTCAATAAACCCACGCAACGCTGGTTGTGTAGATTGTGGATTGAGATAGTCTGCCTCATCAAGAATTACAAACTTGCGATTACCATCCATAGAGACAGTACTTGCAAAGTTCTTAATCTTGTTTCTCAGCACATCAATACCCGATTCTTCTGAACCGTTGATTAACATATATGTAGCACCAATTTCGTCAAGCATTGCTTTTGCAACAGTTGTCTTACCGACACCAGCTCCACCAGACAATAGTAGATTAGGAATGTGTCCATCATCTACAAACTGTTGGAAAGTCTTCTTCAAATCATCAGTAAGAACACACTCACTGATTGTACTAGGGCGGTATTTCTCCACCCATAACATCACATCATTCATAATATATTTCCTCTGGTTTAGGATGCTTCTAGAGCAATAAAGTATTCAATTGGTTTTGCAACATTGTTAAAATGTGAAATCCCTTTTGAAGATACTTCAACCTTGTAATCACCAGAGAGAAGTTTTAGATTTTCAACTTTGAAATAGTATGTGAAATCACTAGGTGCATTCTCACCAACCTTGATTGCAAAATCGTTTGAAGTTTCATTCTTACGATCAGTTACAGTCAGATTAATATCACCACCAGCAGTACCCTTTAGTACTACATCAGGAACACCAAGTACGGCAGATGCCTTTTGGATTTGATTAAATGTATCTTGTGTGAAAGTAAACTCTACATCCACAGAAGGCATTGTAATCTCAGTCTTTGGTGTAGTCACCACAGAAGGGTCACTAAAGAAGTAATTCAAAGAACTACCACCACCCTCTTCATTCAGTTTTACAGACTTATCTGCAAAGTCCAATGTTGGACTCTTGAATAATGAAAGTGCAGACAAGAATTCGTTCAAGTCATAGATTGCAAACTCATCATTGAATGTATCTGGAATAGTTGCCTTTGCAACAATGTTTTTCATTGCAGACATTGTATTAATAGTATTACCAGACTTCACCAGAAGGTTTTGGTTAATGGTTGAGAAGTTCTTGAGAACATCTCTCGTGTCGCCGCTTAATTGCATCATAATTTATTTCTCCATTGTATCGTGATTATGTAGAGCCATTATACCATAATGGATCACCTTTAGCAAGTCATTTCTGTTCTTACCATCTTTTTTTCCGTACCGTTGACTATACTTGAGTATATTGCCGATACAAAAACCTTCGCCATGTCCAGAATCCATAATGAATTCGGTGGCTTGAAACTTGTTGTGGGAATAGTGAGCAGCATAGGTTTTGTCTATGTACTCTTGTAATTCTTTCAGAATAGTGTCTTCTGAATATTTGTAGTCTATCTTTTTCAATTAATACATCCTATAAAGTTGGGTAGGGGGGCGAACCCCCCACCGCAGTTTCGATTAGCTAGAGTAAGAGTAATCAGAACCAGTAACCGCTTTCAAACCAGCAGCGATAACACCTTTCGATGGTTCGCCGAGTCTGTATGCAGTTTTGCCTTGGAATTTATTTACATAAATGCAATTACCTTCACTTCTAAGCGTATCAATCATCGCTCTTGGTGATGTCAAATCAAGTTTAGCTCTGAGAGTATCCCATGTTACATTCTTCCCTGTAGAAAGAAGTCTCATAGTTTTTTCTCTTTTTGTTAGTGCTTTTCTGCCCATATTATCTCCATTATCATATTTTATTCAAATCACCATTATTGATGATTAGATTATAGTATACCCTATTTCTAGGGCAATGTCAATAGATTTATTTAATTTCAATAGTACGAGGTTTCTTATCCTCTGGGATAACTCGTTCCATTGCAATAGATAAAATTCCATTCTTCATGTTTGCTTCTTTCACAACAACATCATCCGACAGCGTGAATGCACGCTTAAATGAACGAGCAGAAATTCCTTTGTGTAGGTATTCTGTATCATCCGTTTCCGATGTTTTCAAATCAATCGAACTAATGTTCAATCTATTTTCAGACATACGAACTTCAACATCTTTTTTAGAAAAGCCTGCAACTGCTACTTCAATAAGAAATTCAGTATCAGACTTCTTGATAATGTTGTATGGGGGATAGTTGGTTTGTTGTGTAAAGCTTGACGCTGTGGTCAGACTATCGAACATTCTATCGAAACCGATAGAGTAAGTATTGATCCTTGATGGATCAAGTGATGCGTAATTTACCATTTTTTTCTCCTTTAATTAAGCAAGATAAATTGTGATACCCGATTATCGGCATATCACTACTATATATAAGGATTAGCAGGGGATTTTTCAACCCCCCACCAATCTTTTTTTTATGCCGCTTCGGCATACTCAAGTGCTTTATCCAAAGCGTTGAGTTTCACTTTACGGTTACGTCCGTACCAAGCAGATTGTAATCTACCATCATTTGAACGTCCCTGTAAGTGGTCTGTCATGTTGGTGACAGAGTTGAATGCAGTCCACCATGTACCCTGAGCAAACTCAGCGCCAGGTTGTACATTCAAGTTCTCAAAAGCAAGTTTTGAGTTGCGAGAAGTAAAGGGCAGGACACCTTCTACTTTCTCTTTTGCAGGCGCACCGAATACTTCATTGAAGTATTGAATAACATTCTCGCCGGTTGCCTTTTTAGAACCAAGGAACGCAGCCATTGATTTGTACTGTTCCATCTTCTCACGAGCAATACCCATCTGTTCTTTTACTTCAGCAGGGTCAAATGCCTTACGGTGATTTACCGTAACCATTCTATCTGCATTCTGTGATAGAGACAGTGTTAGAGTATTTTTACATACCACACGAATTGGTGTCATACGAATGTTAATCGCCTTACCAAACTGGTGTGGGTTAGTGAACAAGAAGTAGTTGTCAGTGACATCACCCTTGAATAATTCAAAAGACTCTTTTGTTTTTGCAAGAGCCCACACCATCTGTCCATCTTTCAATGAACCAGCAGTGTGCATCTCCATGTCACCAGACATGCAGTACTCGTGGAAAAACTCAAACGCTTCTGAGTTCTGTACTGGATTCCAACCAGTACCAACAACATCTAATACAGAGTTGTCAGAGGTACGAACAAGCGCCTCTTTGTTTTTGATAGGAACACCTGTTGCAGTAACAAGTGGTTGTTTCTCTACTGTCCAATCAAGTCCAGCAACCTTTTGGAACTGGTCTGGTGTCAACTCTCGTTCTACCAAAGTACCTAGTCCATGCCAAGGAAGTTCCCCAACATACGCCATTTGCGCTTTTCCGTCAATCATTTCAAGTTCATGTGCCATTATATATCTCTCCTAGAGTGGTTTTTTTCAATCTTACCTATACAGTATACGTTGTTTTCATAACAAAGTCAAGAGGTTTTTGAAACTTTTTTGACTTTTTTTCATATTTCTGTGGTTGGTTTCTCATCATTACCTATACAGTATACCTGTTCTTAGAACAAATGTCAAGAGGTTTTTACCAGTTTTTTATGTTTCCGGCAATAATAACAAAACAAGTTATGAAGTTAACGACTACAATGATTGTTCTTATCATAGCAATCTTGTCAGCTTCACAATCATTTGCACCCTCTTTTTCACCTATAGCTTTAGCCCATAGTCGCCATACTTTTTTCATAGAATATACTCTTATGTCACTAAGTGACTAAAGTTCTTCTCTTTCTTGAATTGAACAACACTTCTAAACTTATCGAATAGCATATCTTGTTTGTGGGAAATGACGAACACGTTCTGGTCTGAGAACGTATCTAGGATTTTGAGGAAGTCATCTGTACCAGAACCATCTAATGATGAATCAAAGATTTCATCAAGGATTAGTAGATTGGTGTTAGTAGAGTTCTTCATCTTTGCGATTGCACGCCATGTGAATAGTAGTGCAAGGTCGATACGCATCTTCTCACCTTCAGAGAATGATGCATAGGAAAACTCATCACGAAAGCGTGACTTGATAGTTTCATTAAAGTTCTCATCCAAGTTAAACTGTACATAAAAATCCATAGAGGATAAGTATGTATTGACTAGCTTGTTCATAATAGGAAGGTATTGTTTTACTATCTTTGTTTTGATACCAGTGTCTTGTAATAGATTACGAGCAACATCAACATAGAATTTATCTTCATTTAACTTAGACTTCTGTTCTTCGATTAGTTTAATCTGTCCTTTAAGTTCGGCAAGTTTTACTTTATCATCATCAGACACAGAACCCTGTGTATAAGTTTCGATATCTTTTTGTAACTTTACATTAAACTTTTCTAACTCATTTATAGAAGAACGAATCTTTGCAATCTCAACATCATGTTTTCTGAACGCTTCTAGATTTTCTCTAATTATTTCTAGTCGTTCTTGTTCTTCTCGTTCCATTCGCTTGGCGTCAGAGATTGCTTTGTCAAGTTCTCCAACTTTGGAGTTGCGAGTTGCAATCTGCGTCTGCTTTGTTGCATCCGTAATATCTTGCTCGCATGTCGGACATTCTGCGTTCTCCTCGAAAAAGTTAATCTGCCTTTCATATTCACCTCTTTTATTCTGTAGGGCTGATTCAGTTCTACTTAGTTTACGAATTTTCTCTTCTAACTTAATCTTCTGTTCACTATCATATGACAGAGATGTCTTCGCTTTATCAAGCAAAACAATAGAGTCTTTTTTAGTTTTTATTGATTTTTCGTTACTAGTAATTTTAGACTTACTCTCTTCAATTATTGAAGATTTGTTTTCAATAACATCTTCTATAAACCTTTGTTGCAAAGATGCCTTTTCTTTTGTTAAGTCAAATTGCGCCTCAGTATTCCGTATGTTCTCATTTAGTTCTTTTGTTTGATTCTTCAATAGAAAGTTCATCAATGAAAAAATCTTAATATCTAGGATATCCTCAACAACCTCACGGCGGGCCTTAGTAGTAAGTTGCATGAATGGTACAAATGTAGAAGAACCTAGAATAACAACTTGTGTAAATGAACGATAGTTTAGTCCCATAATTTGTTGTTCAAGATACTTCTGATAATCACGAGCATTTGCATCTTGGTTAATCATGTTACCATTAACGTAAACCTCAAACTTGTTAGGTTTAATGCCCCTAACAACCTTAACGTCCTTACCACTTACGTTAAACTCAACCTCAACAACAGAACCACCACCATTTACAGTGTTGACTAATTGTTTCTTGGAAATGTTTCTAAATGGTTTATTGAACAAACCAAAACACAATGCATCAAGAATGGTACTTTTACCAGCACCATTCTCACCAATAATTAATGTAGATGAACTTCTGTCCAACTGTATTTCTGTAAAGTTATTCCCTGTGGAAAGAAAGTTTTTCCACCGCACGAATCTAAATGTAATCAAAGTTCTAAGTCACTCGCTTCTAAGTATAGAGATTTCATCATGGATGTTAGTCTATCTTTATCTAACTCCACATCTAATTCATCAATATATCGCTCTAACACTGTCATAGTATCTTCTGCATTCTCAACAATCTCATCAGACACATTAGATGCATCCAACTCACTAAAGTCCTCTACAATCTTAACCTCATGGGCTCCAGATTCGGACAACACTTTATCAACAAACCTATCGAATTGATAGATATCTTTTTTATTGACAACGACTATTCTAACATACTTATCCCTTAATGTCAATACATCAAAGTCAGAAAAATCCTTAGTACTATCATCATAGTATACTTTTTCAAAAATTGTGTGGGGATTGATGATACGTTCAAGTTCCCTCGTGTTCGTGTCAAACACATGGAATCCTTTTGGACAACCGTTATCAGACCAAGTCATTTGATATGTGTTACCAAGATAGAACACCTGTCCATCGTCAGATTTCTTGTGGAAGTGTCCACTGAATACTGTATCGAATTTCTTTAAGAATCCTTTATCATATCCACCTTCTGCAAAGTGTCCAGCGTGCATCTCAAACCCATTAATCTCTAAGTGTCCCATAGCAACCTGTGCTTTGGTATCCTCAATATGTTTCATGGTTTCTGCGTAATTA